CCAAAGCGTTTAAGGAATTGATCGTCGCCATGCTCGAAAAAATTGTTCAACGAACAGACAATGATTTAGACGATCTAGCGGTAAAGCATATGAAAGAGCTATTACTGCCGGAAACTCGCGTTGAAAAATGAGGCGTCTGATGGCATTGGCATTACTACCCTTTTTTCAGTTTTTTCGTGGAACGCCCCACCAGCTGGCTGCTGTTAAGGAGCTTGAAGAGCGAATGCCGCAAGACCTTCTGGAGGAAGAAGACAACGCATGGTTTGATGCGTGGAAAGCAAGCGGCATTGACCAAGAGGTCTTTATGCCTTATTTCAGTCAGTTCGACAATGAAAGTGGAACGGGATACCGGGAATGCTTTAGTTCAGCGGCTGCCATGGTGGCAGCGTTTTACAAAAAAGTTAAAACGGACGATGAATACAACGCTATTCGCGTCAAATATGGCGACACCACATCTGTTGATGCTCAGATACAAACTCTGAGAAGTCTTGGTTTAAATGCTGAGTTTCGCAAAGATGGTGATTCTGATTTAATCGAATTAGAGATTGAAAGGCGAAACGCCTCATGGTGCAGGCCATTGGAGCGTAATTAACGGCTATGCAGGGAAGTATTCAAATGATCCTGAGTGGATTATGCAAGATCCACGCGGTTTGCCTGACATGGTTAAAGGCGGCCATAAAAATGCCAGCAAAGGTCGTAATGCACGGGTACGACAGGCTGAGTTTTATCCAAGGTGGTCTGTCGATGGCCCTAAAACAGGCTGGGTAATTTTGGTCGATGATTTATGAGCTGGTACGTCATCTGGAGTTACCTGACTGCGTTTTGGACGACAGTGGTTGTTGGCTGCATGGACCCGTACAACTTTAAATACTGTGTACGGGTTGATCAGTGGCTGTTTCCTGTCGTCGGTGACATCATGCGTGCAAGGGAGCCATACGCTTCTGAACGCCGTTTCTTGGATTCCCTGGAGCGCCCCAATGGACTGGATGATTATTGAGCCAAGTTTGGAAGCACAGCTAAGACTTGAGTGCGGTTGTCGTGGAGTAAGAGAAACAAAGGACTTGGCTGAAGTACGAAACTTATGTGTAGCACTTATGCAGCAAAATTTTTACCAAGGTTTAATGCTGCGTCAAGCAGTAAGCCGAATAAGCGCTCTTGAGTCAACCCGGCTTAGCCTGCCACCGGAATAATTTCTACCTCTTTATCTATTTTTACCTTGATTCCTACAACACGTTCTAAGGTGCTCCAGTCGCAAGCATCGTCTAGTTGATCCGTCCAAACAGCTTGTTTTGAGTCCTCGTAATAAGCAGCAAGAAACAGCGACTCCTCAAAAGCCGCTTTGAGAGCAAAGCGCATGAAATAACTTAATCGTCTTTTGGTTTGGCTCGGCCTTCGACTTGCTTACGGACGGACTGCCGCCACCGAGCAAGATCTTTGGCTTCAGCCTCGCTGTAAACAGTAGGCGAACTAATCCGCTTCAACTCCGAATACACAGCTTCTCTTATCCAAGCTGTTGCACGCTGCTTGCCTTTAGCAGCCTCTTGCTGAACTAGTTCTGCTCGATTGGGGTCAAGCAGAACTTGAAAATACTGTTTATTGCCGTGCCGAATAGCCATAACGTTCAATGTACTACACACACGTTACCATGTAATAGAAGAATCGACCTTCTTTTTCCACGCATTTGCTTGAGCTCGACGAGCTTGAGCACGCTGGTTAGTGCAACCTGCACGTACTTTGCGTGCCTCCTCTAAAAACATCGCAGCCCGCTGCAAATCACCGGTCGTTGCCCCCTGGATCGCTTTGTTGAGGCGCTCCATCACTATTTGCCTGCCGGTACGCGGCATTCATGACCTCGCATAAATTCCTGTAGTACGTTATTCGACCTCGGCAAGAACAGAACCAGCCAATGTCCGTCAAATAAACGCTGACCATCAGTGAACCTCGCTCCAGGTTTTCCCGACAGACACCTCCGCCAGCGCAGGAATTTCTCCTAGCCACTTGGCTTCAGCCTCTTCCATCACCTTTTTTAGGGTTGCCGCCCACTCTTCAGCCGCATCCTCCCTAACCAGCAACAAAATTTCGTCATGCACCGCAGCAGCAATACGAACCGTGTCTTCCCCCGCAGCTTTAACCTTCGGCCACAAGTTCCCCAAAGCGCACTTAAGGATGGCAGCGCCAGCTCCCTGAATAGGGGTGTTGCACCTGACAGTCAGCCGATTCATGTCGCCCTGTAAATACCGCCGCATCCCTGAAATCGGAATCCTGGTTTCCGCCCATTTGTCGTGCTTTGTCCGATCTGCAACTGCTGCATTATTTCGTTGCCATTCAGCTACTCCCTGGAACGCATCAAGCCACTCATCCCTTATTTCTGCTGCACGTTCTTGCGTCATGGTGATGCCCATGCCACCTGCGTAATTACGCAGACCCGTAGGGCCTGAGCCGTACAGCAAACCAAAATTGGCTGATTTTGCAGTTTGCCGATCACAGCCAATGGCTTCTGCAGTAACAGTGTGCGGATCTTCCCCCGCCTGGAACGCAGCAATCATCCGCTCATCATTTGCTACGGCCGCAGCAAGGCGCAGCTCCATCTGACCGAAGTCAGCGTCAACTAGCAGCCAACCCTTAGGCGCTTCAACACAACTGCGAAACTGCTTGTCACGCGGAATCTGCTGGTTGTTGGGCTTGATGCACGACATGCGCCCTGACTCCGCTCCCAACTGCATGTAGCTGGCACGCACGAAGCCGGTGCTGTCCATTTTTTCCTGGATCGACTCAATCATTTGCCGACGTTTTTCACACCTTTTCCACTCCAAATAAATCTGAATGACTTCGTGGTCGGCAGCGTAAGAACGCAGTGCTTGCCTAGATGCACTGGGCTTGCTATTGGCATCACAAGGGGGCTCACCGCCCAACAGCACGGTGAGTTTTTCCACAAGTTGCTTCGGGCTGTTGATGTTGAAGCCTGCGTATTTCTTGGTGCCATCTCGAATCTTGCCCTCATCCTTGGCCCGCAGGTTGAAACTGCCGTCTTCATTACGTGGCAACTTGTGTTTTTCAGGCATCGCTGCATCCAGCTGCAACACGAAGTCTTTGGCTAAGCCCTTGATGTCGTGCTCGTAATCTATTTTTCGCTGCTGCAAATTTTCGGCGTTCCAGGGCAAACCTGTACGCCACATCTGAGCCATTGCGGGCAGCGCGCGGCACTCAAGCTTGAAAGCCGGTCCGAGCCTGTCGCGACTGATCCGGTGCTCCAAGATTGCGTCAAGCTCCACCAAAGCGGCAACGTCGTTGGCCGCATACTCCAACTGTTCTTTGCTGAGTTCACCGCTCCAGTCAGAACGCTGCTGCTCTTTGGACAGCTCTTTTTTGAGGTAGCGCTTTACAACGCTGTCGAGACCGTGTTTCGTATTAGGTAAGCCGTTGGTGAGAAGTCGGCTGGCCAGCATGGAGCAACGAACCCACCCAGCCGGATGGATGTTGTGTTCCTGGAGCCACCCAAGATCGAAGACAGCGTTATGGGCCAGCCAGAATCGGGTTGGATGGCTGAAGAACCAGCGGAGATCAGCCCAGTCGCTTTTATCAAGTTGAAAACAATCAATAAGAACAATAGTGTCGCGATCCCTTGCACCTAACTGCAAAAGCCGCAACTTGCCGCGCTCAGGCTGCAACTGAAGCGTTTCTGTGTCAAAGCAAAGAGACTGAGCCGTGTTGAGCTTGCTTAGATGCTCGATCCCTTGAAAGACTTGAGGGGACATGGGTGGTGCCGTGTGACCACCTCAATGTAGCACATCAAGAGGTTACTAAACTTTCGACAATCGGAAAATAATCCAAATCGTAAGAAGTCATTACAGCCACATCAACGCCGCAGTCGAGTGCTGCAGCTACGTGCCGCTCAAAGTTTGTAAACCCTACTGGGGTGTCCTGGTACGTCACCTGCTCTACCGCCAACGCGCGTGAATCGCTGTCGTAACTGGTAAAACGAACTAAGGCCAGAGCCTCGTTATCCAAAGATTCGCCCACCTGGCAGTAGACAAAGTTAACGGTGCTTTTCATGCCGCCGAAATACCTGCTGTCAGTGTGTACCGCCCACTTCAAAAGCAGACGGTATAGCTGTTTAATTAACCACTTCACTAACGACGCACATAACGATGTTTTCAAGCATTCGATTGTCTAAACCAAAGCCTGTCTTACGTCTGACCCTTTGAACCAGCGCGTAAATATCAGCCGGAACGCTTATAGGTTCACCAGTGCGAAGAACTTTTTGACGGAGAAGCTCAGCGCGTGGAATACCTTGTCTCTCCGCCTCCCTTGTAAACCGTTCAGCATCCTCCTCGCGCAACGTAATCTTCAGCTGTTTCATAGTTAAAGTGTTTCGTTGTAAAAAACGCTGCCTGGTCCGTATTGGGCAACGATCTCGGGAAAAGCGCGTAAAACGCGATCCCGGTTGCGGGGATCCCCGGCCAAAGCTGCTTCCGCAAGTTTGCTAATAAACGACCCACCGTATTGATGGGCCGTTTTAACGGTGCTTTGAATTTGTTTTTCGGTCACAGCGCGGTAAACCACATGCACAAAGTAGCACATTGACAGGCCCTTGCCAAGTGGGTCAGTCCCACATATTCCAGTCATCCGCGCCAGGTTCGACACCCTTATGTCTCTGATTATCCGCGTTAAAAAGCTGATCCGTTGCAGCGGAAGGGTTCTTACCAACA